ATTAGAAAAAGGTTGTATTGTTCAAATTTTACCTAAAAATGTAAAAGATAAAATCAATTATAAAACATATGATCAAATCGTTTATGATAATGCAAAACATATTTATCCTCCAACTGTTTATATGTCACCTTATCAAGATCAACAATGGATTGAACAAGTTAAAAAAGATATTGAAACAAAACCAGAATATAATGATAAATATTTTGATAAAGTGTGTCATTGGAGATTAGAAAAGATGGGATGTTGTACAATTAAAAGAGACCGTGAATGGTATGCAAAATATTATCCAGTCTATGAAGATTTTTGGAATAAAGTGTTATTTTTCAGAAAAAATAAAGATAAATTTGAACTTTTAAAAAAATATATTAATTTACATAATAAACCAAAATATGGATGGTCTGTTGCCACAAATGACAATATACAAAATGTTATCAATATATTATATAATGATAAACATCCAGATTATATTAAAAAAATAAAAAAATTAGAAAAAGATATTGAAATCGGTCAAATCCAAAAAAATGATGAAGATGCCCAAAAAACAATTAATCAAAAAACATTTGTTAAAAATAATACTTATGTTAAATCAAATAATATTAATGTTAAATCAACAAAAAAGATTTGTTTGGATCAATTTCAATTATTAGATGATTAATTAAATAATTCAAATGTTGAATCATTTATATATTTAAACGATTCAATCACATCTTTTTTTAATTTATTTATTTCATCAAATAAATAATATGTAGTTTCATCCTTATATATTCCAATAATTGATGCATTTGCATCCCATAAATAATTTATCCTATCTTTATAATAAATATTATCATTTAATATTATTTTATCAAATATTATATCCGAATAAGTTGGCTCTTCTATATTATTCATATTTGTTAACTTATTAATAATCGTCTTTTTTTTAGTTTCAAATTCTGGAAATAAATCAATAATTTGATTTATTACATTAAGTACTAAACCATCATTTGATTCAGTTGATTTAGTTTTTTTATATTTCATTTTTATATATAATTTAATTATATTTCTTTAAATATATATTTCAATTTTTTATGAGCTTATTTTACAATAAGCAAATAATAAATAATAATTGTTATAAGACAATTTCAATTTTTTATGAGCTTATTTTACAATAAGCAAATAATAAATAATAATTGTTATAAGACAATTTCATTTTTTTTTATAAATATAAAAACATTTATAATTTTAATTTAATATAAAATATAATATCATAAGATAATATACTATGGGAGTTAATGACAATGATAGTGATATATCCAGTGTAAATTCTTCAGAAATACATTTTAATGATCCAAAAGATCAAAGATGTGCACCCGGAAATTCATTTGAAAATGGTTCTTGTATTACATTACATTCACTAATTAAGTTAGCAAATGCATATAATCGAGATAATGCAGATAAAATAAAATTATATGATAATTATGAAAATAAAGATCCGGTAAAATATAAAAGATATTTATTAAAATCATTAAAAAAAAAAGTATATAGATGTAAAAATCAACGTTGCTGGTTAGAACAAGGATATGTACGAAATTTAACAAATAGTGATAAGGATAAAATAATAGATAATACTTATCGACCATCTGGTCCTAAAGGAAGATTTGAATGGTTAAATACTCTTCATATTGATCAAATGATGGGACAATACGAAAATGTTTATAAAGAATTTAAATTTTTAGGTGCTGTTCCAATGGATTTTGATGAATTACCAAATATTGGTATTAAAAATCTTAATTTTGATGAATTAGACAAAAATGGTATCTATAAACTTGGTGTAGTTTTTAATTTAGATGAACATTATAAATCAGGTTCTCATTGGGTTGGTCTTTTTGCCGATTTAAAAAATGGTATTGTTCGATATTTGGATTCATATGGTATTAAACCAGATGAACGAGTTGTTACTTTTGTCAATAGAATGCTTAAATATATGAGAAAAAAAAATATAAATGCTACATACGAATTTAATAAAATTAGACATCAATTTAAAGGTTCAGAATGTGGTGTTTATTCTATTAATTTCATTATTAGAATGTTACGGGGAGATACATTTGAAGAAATATGTAATGAAAAAACTTCCGATGATAAAATTAATAGATGTCGTAATAAATATTTCATCAATCCTGATATTCCAAATGATTCAAGTAATGGTCATTGTGATATCTAATTTATTTTTAAATTAAATTGATGGGGTTTTTTATAAAAATTAACTAATTCATCATCATCTTTACTAACTTTAAATTTTACGATTATTTCTTTTAATTCATTTATTGGTTTTTTAAATTCTTTTTTAATTGATTTTGGTTTGTTTAAATCAATTATTCCAATTGGCTCTTCTGATGATATGTTATCAATAAACATATATATTTTATTTATATTTTTTATTTCATTTTCTGATGTATATTTTGATTCATTCTCATAAACATCTTCTGTAAATCCTAATTCACGTAATATACTATTACTATTATTTATTAATGTAAATTCTTCATCTTCTGTATGTTCTATTTTTACTGTATTATTTACTATAGTTAATTTTAATTCAATATCTGCATCATCTAACACTTCTTGTATAGTATTTATAATTTCTTTAATGGTAAACGATCCATGTTCTAATTGAACACTTTGTTCATCATTATGTACAGAAAATGTAAAATCAGAATTATCATCCGTAATTTCTATCTCTTTTTCTAATTTTGGAAAATTACAATTTTGTATTTCTATACATTTCACATTCTTAAATGTTTTATCTAATTCTACCATATAATCATTAAAAAATTCTGGTTCTGCATATTGATCAGATTTTATTAATATTATCTGATTTTTATTTGTTAATTCATTCGATTTTTTTTCTTTTATATCAGTTTTAGATGTTTTCTTTTTTGGCTTTTCTTCTGATTTATCTGATTCATCTTCTGATATCTCTATAATTGCTGATTCATCTGATGAATCAACTAAATCTTGATTTGATGACATTCTATTTTTTGCATTATTTATTTTTTTCTGTTTTTCTGTTGCTATCTTTCTTAAATTTTTTATTTTATCAATTAATTCTTGTTTATCCATCTTTTTTATTTTATCTTTTTCTGATGGAGTACCAACTATATTACTTTTCATTTGTGCTATCATTTCCTCTATTTGGGTTGAATCCATTTTTTGTAATACTTGTGGATTTAAATTTTTTGTTTCTATTTTCATTGAATTTATCAATCTTTGTATTTGTGATGAATTCATATTTTGAATGTCGTTTGATAATCCCTTCCCAGATAATGACTCTGTTGCTGTGTTCATTACTGATACGTGTGTATCCCCTCCTTGTCTAAAATTTAGACCATTACCAAACATGTTATTTTGATTATTCATCATTTGATTATTTTGCATCATATTATTATTCATCATATTATTGTTCATCATATTATTGTTCATCATATTATTTTGCATCATATTATTTTGCATCATATTATTATTCATCATATTGTTATTCATCATTGGATTCATTTTATTAGAATTCATTCCTCTCTCATTCATTAATTGTGACATTTTCATATTCAAATCATTCATACCATTCATACTATTCATACTATTCATATTATTCATACCATTCATACTATTCATACTATTCATATTATTCATACCGTTCATACCATTCATATTATTCATACCATTCATACCATTCATACCATTCATACCATTCATACCATTCATACTATTCATACTATTCATACTATTCATACCATTATCCATAATCATAGTTGAACCAGTCATACCTGTACCAAACATTCCACCCATATTGTTTGTAAAACTTGAACCTCCAAAACCTCCATCCATATTACCAAATCCTTCTATTGTTTGATTTTGCATTTCTTGCATTTCCTTTCTCATATTTGTATGTCTACTATCCCCTCCATCTAATGCAAAATTAATTTCAGGTGGTCTATCATTACCAAATCCACCACGACGTCCATATTCCATTTGTCTTTCCATCATACGTTGTTCTAACTCTGGATCATTTTCTCCTCTACCATATTCACGATTATTATGTTGCATTGTGCCTCTACTCCACTCATTTTCTCCACCCATTTCTCCTGTTGCTGAAATAAAAAACCCATTACCTTGTTTTAATGCTGCAAATGATGCATTATTATCAGCTGAATCTGTCATCGCACTAAATTCCATTCTTCCATTTCTATTATTAACTTGATTTGATGGTTTTTTTTGTTGATTTATTTTTTTACCACTTCTTTCTTCATAAGCCTTAATACATTCACCTAAACTTTTTTCATTTAATTTATTGATAAAAATAGGTATTGGCATTTTATCTGGTCGTTTATTACCATATTTATCATAAACTACTCGCATCTGTTCCTCTAAAAAACGACGACATGATCTTCTCGATTCAGCTGTCTTTTTTATTGGCAATTTATTTTCTAATTGGATGCATAGTTGTTCTATATTATTCTTCCCAAAGAAGTAATCACCCATTATACTATATAATTTATATTCATATTATTTTAAGTAGATGAACGAAAAATATTGAAAAATAAAATAAATAAAAAATATAATTATTTATATATCATATACAAATGATTATTGGTGATATTTATACTATTAATAGTATACAGTTTTTTTCATATAAATCTAATATAACTAATGTAATTTATAGAGATATTTATGTTGATTTAGAAAAAAATATAATGACATCATTATCTCAATTAGTAAAAGATTTAGGAATTCAAAAATGTTCACAATTGAAAAAACATCAATTATTACACATCTTAAATCAATATAAAAATATAAATGGGAATCAAATTATTTTTCAATGAGTTAATATAATAAAAATAAATATATATCTATAAAATATAATGAATAATAATAACAAATTTTTTAATGGGAATCCAAATGCAAATTTTAATTCTTTAACTCCCAATATGATGTATCAAATGAATAATCAAGTATCTAATTTTAAAAATAGTTATACTTCTAATACTCCTTTAATTGAAAAACAAGATTATCGTAATCAAAATAATATGTTACATAATAATGTTGGAGCAAATGTTTTATCTGAAAATGTTATTGAATATTCTATTCATATGGATAGTTATAATCGTAATATTAATATTTATCCAAATCAATTTAAATTTTCAGTTCATTTCAATGATACTACATCACCAAATATAGAAAGACAATTTAAAAATATTAAATATATTCGATTAGAAAATGTCATTTTACCAACTTATTTTAAAATTGATATATCAGATAATTCTATTGGAACTTATCGTGATGCTTCTGGTTTGGGATTTTCAAATAATTCTAATTATAAATTAACAAATGATAGATATTTACTTTTAAAAATCAAAGAATTAGATAATGATCGAATATTTTCAACTGGAAATGTTATTAGAAGTGATACTATTAAATTATATTGGGATGTTAATTTAAATCAATTTTATGATTCATGGACAACTAATCAAAATTCATTTGTTTATACAAACAGTAATCTTGAAAACATTAAAAGATTATCATTTGAATTATATAATAGTTATGGTGATAAGTTACTCATGACACATATTGCTACTACTTCAACTGATACAACTGGTAATATTATTGTAACTGATCCATCTGGTAATAATATTACTAATGCCCCACAATTATTAATGCATCCATTAAATAAATACACACAAATGGAAATTACATTAATATTTGGTGTTGTCCAAAATGATATGAATACAGAACCAAATTATTCACAATAAAAATTGATTTTATCTTAATATTAAATGTATATTATACTCAATATAATATATTTATGGCTGATATATTGTCTATTATAAATCCAATCAATGCATTTTGTGAGTTGGATATAAATGATTATAATATCACAGAAAAATTTCAAAAACTTAAATTTTATGATTATGATATTTTGACTCAAATTTTATTCAATCAAAAATCAATTAATGATTTTATTCCAAATTATTCATTGTATAAATTAAATATATATGATAATTCATTTAGTCATCATATTGATATCACAACTAATGTTGGTAATATGTATCATACGACTATTCAAGCAAATGATACTTTTTTATTATTTCATACATTATCCGTTGATACATTTATTAATTTTATAATGAATCATACAAATGAGAATCGATGATATTTAATTTTACCATTAATTATGAGTACTGAATCATTAGAAACATCACATCATACATCATTGATTATTGATTTAATACATCATAAAATATATTTAGCTGATCCAAATGGTAAAACAACCTTTTTTAATAAACTATATAAAATTGATATATCTAATAAAATAGATTTATTATTACAATATTACTTTACACAATTTAATATTTTTGGATTTGATTATGAATTTGTTCCATCACATATTTGGAATCCACAATATATTTGTATTAATAAATTTTTTGATAATTCTATTATTGGTAGTGGTCATTATTTACATATTACACAAGAATATATAAATAATATATATAATTTATTCTTTGAATTGTCAGATGATGAAATATTATATATAATAAATAGTTATATGAATGGAATTTACAAAATTTTGACAAATTTTTAACTTTTAATTCTGTACAAAATGAACATTTAAAATTTCTTAATTCAATTGCAAATTTTTATTGTTTAAATAATTTTATTAATTTACTCAAAGAAGAAGCTTTTTTAAGAATGAATATATTTTTTATTCCACATCATAGCTTGAATGAATATAGTATTTACCATGCAGATTATGGAAATCTAATATATGCAAATAAATCAAATTTAGATAGTAAATCATACAATGAAATATTTAATTTTGTAGAAGACATCATATTTATCGATAGAATTAAAATTGTATATTATTTGAGTGAATCAAAAATTCTTGCAGAATCTGTTCAATGTAAAAATTGTAAGTGTAATATTATTAAATTAGAAGATGAACAATATATTAACAAAATTAAAGTTATATATTCATGTGAAAATAATGAATATGTTTTGTTTGGAATCGAGTTTCCACAAATTGTTTTCTATTCGAATAGTCATACATGTATAACATGTACAAAAATTAATTTTAAAGACCATTAACACTTTTTTGAAAATTTAGCACTATTTAAAGATAAGGAATTAAATAAATATATATCAAATACTGCATCAGCTATGTGCAAATTATACAATATAATGATAAAATATCAAGAAAAAGTATATTATAAAATATAATAGAAATATATATGTGTATAAAAATATAATGTATCATTATTTATTTTAAATTAAATTAAGTATCATAGTAAATAAAATAGATAATATTTAATTATTCTATTATTGGAATAGGTATACTATATCCAATTACATATGTATTTGAACCTATTTTAACTGGTAAATTATCATCATCATATAATATTTTACCAACTGGATAATGTAAATCATAATCATATACTACCCCTGTTTCTCCATCATACCAATAATTTTCTTCTTTTGAATATTCTGGATTTTCTTTATTTTCTGATAATAATTTAGTTGCCTTGATTTTCATTACTTTCACTTTCATTAACATTGATTTAGTACTATTTAAACCATTATCTATTTTAATATCATCATTTGTATCATCTTTATATGCTGGCCCAATTTGTTTATCAAATAATGATGTTTGGTCAAATTGAAAACATTTATATGATTGCATGGCCATATTTTGAGATTGAAATAATACACAATCAATTGCCGCTTCTTTTACTGCATCTAAATAAGAATTAATTAAATTCTCTTTTTCATTTGCTTTTTTATTTATATATTGGTCTGTTGTTATTTTATTATTTGATCTTACTGATATATAACGATATATTGTTACAAAACGTTCTTCTAATGGTAAATCACGATGTGAACAATAACGAATAGCTCTGCCAACCATTTGTTCTATTCTTACTTCATTCCAATAAGGTTCCATTATATGAACTTCACGTGTATTTCTCAATGAAATACCTTCTGCACCAGCTGGGGAAATCATCATAATTTTAATAATACTTCCATCTTTATTTTCTGTTTTATTATATACTTCTTTATTAATTTGTCTTTCATTTTTATCAATACCACCATGAAATTCAGCATATCTAAATTTATCTACCCCTGATTTATTATCCTTATATTTTGAAAATCCAAATTGATTCAAGTAAATTTTAAATATTTCTAAACCTTCCATCAATACATAATTGGTATATACTAATACTGGTCCTTTTGCAACCATAATTGTAAATATTATACGTACCATTTTTGCTGAACACATCCATAATGCCTCAAATAATTTCGATTTTCTCTTATCATCCTTAAAAAAATTATCATAATTATCTTTGTATTTTTCATGAAATACTTTTATATCATCTAATATAGTGTGTTTATTTTTATTATCATCCGCTACTTTTTCATCTAAATAATCTTCAAATGTTTTAATAAATTCTTTCATTGCTTTATAATATTCTTGTACTTTTAAAAATTTATCTGATCCTTTTTCTGCTTTTATCTTTTCATCATTCCCTTCATTTATCTTTTCAGCTTCTCTTTCTGATATACGAAATTTATTTGGACGTGGTCTTGATTCACCATTCACTTTCTGATCAATTGCTGGAAAAACAAAATTAGATGCTTGTCTTGTATATACTCTATATGTATCTGATCCTCCTTTCGTATTTCTCTTTCTTCTTTGGGCATCCATCTTTTCCTCAATTTCTTCATAAACTTTATATATATCTGTCTGATATGGTGACATTTCTACATTTATATATTCTATTTTTTTATCTGCATAAGAACCTTTTAATATTGGTTTATAATATGATACCAAGCCTAATATCCTTCTTTGAAACATATTTTTAGTTGCTTCATTAATAGTTTGTGAACTTCCTGTCGTTTTATAAATTTGATTAAATTGACTTTCACTTTTTGGAAATGTATTTGGTCTTAATAAATTAAACATTAATGCTAATTCATATGGCACATTGACTGCGGGTGTTGCAGATAATAATACTACTCTAACACCTTCATTTTCTTTTTTATCTTGAATTATATAATCATATATTATTTGAGCTCTTTTACCTTGTTTACTATTAATATTCGTATAAACATTTCTAATAAAATTATGAGCTTCATCAATTATATATAATGATTTTTTTGAACTATCTGAATTTTTTACTGCATCCATAAATTCTCTATCCGCAAAGGGACTGTCATAGTGAATAAATATTATATTTTTATATCTATATTCATATTCACTTTTTGATAAAAATTGTTTTAATTCACCTAACCATACAGTATTATGTAATGATGCCTTCACTAATAAAAATACATTCCATCCAGGAGTATAATTATATAATGTATTATATATTGTAATCGCGCTTGCTGTCTTACCTGAACCAACTCCATGATATAATAATATATCTTTCATCGGACTTCTATAATCAAGATATTTACTAATAAATAATTGATGATTAAGTGCTTCAAATTTTTGTTCTTTCTCAGATGGTTTACGACAAGGATCCGTCCCATCATCTATATATTCTGGTAATTTATACTTTTTAAAATTAGCAAGAACCCATGTTGGAAATAATCTCCCATTTATTTTTAAATCAATATATTTATTTTGTTTTGACATTCTATATTATTTTATTAATATAAAATATATTATAAAAATGATTTATATTTATATTAATTCTAATGTTCCAAATATTAATTTGGTTAAACAATCACTAAAAAATGATATATCTATTATTTCTTCTTATACTGATATCGATTTTACTAAACCAATAAAAAAATTAGGTATTATGTTTCAATCATTAAATTATTATGTGCCATTTGTTGATATTTCTAAAAATTATAATAAAACTAAAGTAATTAATATATCACAAAATAAACAAATATCTAATGTTTCCACAAATAATATTCATTCGATAATAGATAGTTCCTTTAATATTTTTTATGATCTTTCAACAAATATTATGCCTTCGACAATATTTGATACTTCCTTTAATAAAATTCCATCTAATTTTTATTTTACAAATTCTTTTATGCAATTCTTATTTGATTTATCTAACAATAATATCAAAAATACACAAATAGATATTATTTCTTGTAATATGAATTCTAATGGATTCATTAATGAAGTTAATAAATTAAATACTAAATATAATATTAATATTGATTATTCATTAGATAAAACAGGTAATTATAATTCAGGTGATGATTGGATTATGGAAAGTTCCGGTAAAAATATTAAATATGATTATTTTACTGATAATATCAATCAATGGAATTATGTTTTGGATCCACCGATTATTGATAATACAAATGTTGGATATTTTTTTATCCATCTTCTAATGTTGTTTTTAATTCAAATACAATTTCATTATTAGGTAATGTATCATTTTATAATTCAGATAATCATGCATATTTTAATATTGGTAATGGAGTAATATTTAATGGTAATGGTCATACAATTAATATAATATCAAACAATGATGGGATGGGGTATGCTGCTTCAACATATTATTATGGATTATTTCAGATTGATCCAACGTCTACAACAATTAATCCTGCACAAATATTAAATTTAACAATTATCCCTGATTCAAATATTACAACACGATTCGGTTTTGTTAAAAACAGTAATAACAATTTTACTATTTCTAATTGTGTTTTTAACGGTGACTTAAATAATGGCTCGTGTGGCATAGTTGGATATAACTGTGGTGTAATAAATGATTCTACTTCAACTTCCAATATTAATATTACTAATTGTACTTTAAATATGTCATATTGTAGTATTAGTGGATATATTGATAATAATAGTTATGGATTTGTCGGTGATTATTGTTGTATTAATAATACATCTGGATTTGTCGGTGATTATTGTTTAACTAATTCTTCATTAAATCCATCTGAACAACAAAATAATACAATTTTTGTTACAAATTGTAATATTAATGGATATATTAATGGTTATAGTAGTGGATTTGTTGGTGCAGCATGTTTAACTAATTCATCAAATAACTCATTATCTGACCAAAATAATACAATTAATATTTTAAATTGTGATATAAGTGGTAATATTGATAATTATAGTTATGGATTTTTTAGTAATTATTGTTGTATTGGTTCATTAACAAGTAATACTACGAATGTTCTTACATGTGTTATTAATATTGAAAATATACAAATTAATGGTAATATTACTTATTATAGTCGTGGTATATTTGGTAATAATTGTGGTATAGGTATTTTATATGGAACATCTACAATAGGAATAAGTAATATTACCATTGATGGATGCATTATTAATGGTATAATTGATAATAATTCAACTGGATTTTTCGGTGATAAATCTGGTTCAGGTTTTTTTGATGATGATTCGAGCGAATCAACTTATTTTCAGTTTAATAATTGTGATGGTACAAGTAATATCACTATATTAAATTCTGATATTAGTGGTGATATTAATAATAATTCAATTGGTGTATTTGGGATTAACTGTGGTAATGCAAATTATAGTACATCAAAAAATAGTCAAGTAAGTAATAATAATATAAATGGTTACAGTAATATAAATATTGATAATTTGAATATCAATGGTAATTTAAATCAGAGTATTGGATTATTTGGTATTATTTCATGTGGTGGATTATTAGGATGTGTGAATGGGAATGATATAACTGGTATTAGTAATGGTATCATAGGTAATATATGCGGATATGGTTGTGTAGAAGTAATTGATTTATCAGGTTATGGTTATTCAACTATTAATATAAATAATTGTACTATAAGTGGTAATCTAAAGAGCAATAGTAATGGTATCATAGGTAATTGGTGTGGATATGGATGTAATCGTGTTTCAGGTAATTCAACTGGTAATGGTTATTCGACTATTAATATAAATAATTGTAATATAAATACTTCATTTATTGATAGTTCTAATTCATGTATGATAGGCAGTGAATCAATTTATGGTATTTATAATAGTAAAATTGATGGATCATCTAATCTAAATATTAATAATTGTTTAATAAATAGTACAAATTATGTTAATGATAATACTGGAATTTGTTTAAATGCTTGTGGTATAAATTCTTTTGCAGTCACATCTGATTATAATGGTAATGCAAATATTTATATAAATAATGTATATTCCAATATTAATAATTTACCTATTTACTTGGCTGATTGTTCTAATATAACATATGATAATACTAATATTACAGATAATAATAATATATTAAAAATATTACATGATATACCTTCTGATAATTATAATTTTTATCAATATA